TGTGGATGTACTTGGGATTGGTGAAAACCAAGTACGACTGGCTCGAACCGGAACCAACCGCCTGGTTCTCCGGAATCGCCGGGGAAACGTAAACCGGCCATCCCATCAACATGCCGGCCGGAATCATCCCCTGTTGCTGCGCTCCTTGCTGTAGGCCCTGCGTCAGCGTCGGAACCATCAGTGGGCGCGAAGACGTGTCTACCAGGCCCAAGATGCGGTTATAGAAAGTTCGCGGCGAAGCGAACCAGACGAACGGACCCTTGGCCTTGGCCGCTGCGGACTTTGCCAGCGTCCCGGTGATATCCGTATAGGCTAAGTTACCGCCAGAGGCGCCGCCACCGGTGATCAACGTCGAAGTACTAGCTGCAGCGTAAATCGACGTCGGTCCATTGGTAACGCTGGACGTTGAGAAGAACGCCGTGTCCTCGTGCTCGGCAGCGCCGATTCCGAGAAGTTCGGAAAGTAGCGTATCGTACGCCGGGCGCGACGTAGCAAGCAACTGCCGCGGCGCGACGACTAGAGCTTTCCGCTCTTTCATTCGGAACTGGAGTTGACCGAGCGTCGGATCGGAAGCGGCGATAGACGTATTCTGCCCGGACCAGGCCCATGTCGGAACGACGGTCGCCGACGGAACGTCCAACTTGTCGATTCCGGTCAAGTCCCAGATACGGGCGCCAGCCGCGCGCATTACGCCGGAAAGGTTGAGGTACTCGATGATCTCGTTCGCCTGAATCGTCGGGACGAGGTAAGAGCCAGTCGTAGCGTTGGTCTCCAAAGCGCGGAGATACGTCACGTCTGCTTCGGACGATTGTGGATTCATGATATCGCCCTTGACGGCCTTCATCCCGCGAATCATCGTCGACAACGAGAACTTGTCGCGCGCGACTCGCTTCTCCGTCTTCTCGAGCAACTTCGCTACGGCCTGGTCCAGCTGTGCGGTCGTGGCGAAACCGTGCATTTTTTGCAACTGTTCTGCTACCAAATTAACTACTTCAGGATTAATTTCCATGATCAGGAACCTTCTTCTTTGTAAGGTTCCTCGCCTTAAATTGTGTTGCGCGCCTTGCGTTGCCCTAAGTTTTACCGGCCGGCTGACTCTGCCGAAGTGATTTGAAGGGTTCCACCATCCCTAATTCTTGATGAAAATTGAAAGAGGATCTTCGAACGAAGCGCTACCTCCGACGTGCATGCTCTTCGCGTGCCCGCAATTCGCGCCTTCGCACGTCGCGCCGCTCCCCTTGTAAGATTTACAATTGCAATCGACGGTTGTACACGAACCCATACCGGGATCGGTTTGCTTTTCTTCTTTCGGTTGAACAAAAGAGACGTGCGCTTCGATTTTCTTATCGACAAACTCCATTGTTTCCTTATCGCCCTTCGTCTCCGCCAGGCGATACATATTCCCGAGCGTCTCGAGCTCGCGTTCGAACTCTTCAGCTTCGAACGCCGCTCCCCCTTGTGCTGAAATTTTAGCCTGATGTTTTACCAGGTGAGCGCGCGCCCCGCTGCGATCAGCGGCTGGCATCTGCGTCTGTTCCAGGCGCCCCAAGGCCGCGCGAACACCTGCCGGCACGACCTTGAAGCCACTCCCGGCATGGTGCGGCAGCTTATAACTCGTCTTATTGGCCGGGTCGCCGACGATTACCGTACTCATGTGCTTCCAACCGGCAGGAGTCGTCTGCTTGGCCATTTCCGTGGAGGCGTCCCACGCGGCACCCTTAGCCGCGATCGGATCGTCGGTATACGGGCAAACCATGCGCTCGACTTGCGCTTCGTGGCGATTGCGAAGATCAGTTCCTAGTTCGGCGAACGAGTCGCGCAGCGCAGCGATCTGTCGAGAATTCTCGACGACAGCTTCCGACAGCTCACTGAGTTCGACCTTCGTTATAGCTTTTTCGGAAGCCGTAGAAACGATTCCACGTAGAACCTCGACGGCCGCAGCAAGTTCCTCGACGAATTCCTGCCGCGCGGCACCTTCGGCCAGGATCTTGAAGCGTCCATTCAGCTCGACGACGCCAGCCGCCAGCCGCGACACTTCCGATTCCTTGGCCGCGATAGCCGAAGACGCGGAAATCGCGTCGCGCTGCGCATCGAGCCTGACAGACACGTCCTTCAAATCCTGCTTACTAGGAATTGCAGAAAGAACCTTATCGATCTTCGTGCGCAGTTCCTCGAACTTGGCCGGAAACTCCTGAAGCGTGGCGTCTTTCGCCGCAAGCGCCGACATCTTTTCCAGGCGGCTGCGCACGGATTCTACGGCCGGCGCAAGCACTTCTACGGATTCTTTCGTTGCCATGGTCTCGGCCATGGACTTCCAGCCTTCGAACATGACGATCAAAAATGACTTCATTTCCACGAATAAGGTGCTCAGATCGGAAAACTCTTCGCGGCGGACGGCGGCAGCGGCTAGTTCGTCCATGCTCTTACCCATCTCGATGCAGCGCGCCACCACTTCTTCAAGCTTCGACATTTGTTTCTCCTTCTCTTTCGGTTGCTCGCCCGGCTCAAAGAATCTTTCGACCATTTCAGGAGTCAAAACACCGGATTCCAGGCCGCGCGCCACGGCTTCCGGATTAGCTGGAATCGGTACGGCGGACAGTTCCAAGAGTTCCTGTCCAACGAATTCCCATCCCGTAAAATTATCCTTCTCGTCCATGATAGCTTTAGGGCGAACCGTCGGCCTGAATCCTACGGAAACGGCACTCAGGTAACCGGATTTATAGAGACGAAATACCTGATCTCCGACAGGACTTTCTTCGGCCGTCGGAAATTGTACCGTTTGAACCAGTGCCGGCGTCGGAGACTTCTCGATCGAGAGTTTTACCGTCCTGCCGACCGGCATGCTGCGGCTGTCATGCGCCCACAAGAAGACCGGGTTCTTCATGTAGGCTTTCGTGTTCCAGCCTTCTACGCGAATTACATCTCCGTAACGGTCTACGGCCTCCGTCGAAGCGACGAAGTCAATCGTGCGCTTCTCTTCGTCTATCGAACGTAGTTCCGGCGTCGTAAACGCCCGGCGAGCAACATTCATGTCAAAATTTGGCTTCATTCTCAGCTCCTCTTACCAGTTTCTCGCCTTACGCCGCTTCGCCGATCTTCTCTGCTACCAAGTCGAACAGTTCCGCCGCACTCTCTTCCGGAGCTCGCAAATCCCACTTCACGGCCAGGTCTACACGAACCGCCATTGCCAATTCCCGCGCCGCCGTCTCCGGTATACCGAAGCACTTCACAGCTTTTTTAGCCTCGCGCCCGGCCGGAAACGCCTCGAGGGGCGTCAAAATACCTTCGCGAATACGTGAAATCGTTGAATTCTTCCACTCGCGAAGCAACTTCTTGCCGATCTCAGCGCTGATTTTTCCTGGCGTCACAGGCACCGTTCCCGCCGGAAGCGTCGCCGTTGCGTCGCTGATAGGCGTGCGAGCCGGTCCCGCCGGCCACCACTCGTCACCCCAAGGAACGGGCGGCAAGTTCAAGTATTTCTTACGGGCATCATTTATTAGTAGAGTTCCTGCCTCAATCCAAGGAATTACGCCCTTACCGAGCGCTTCTAGGTCCGCACGTAACGCCGGCACTTGCCCGTAATCGAAGACCGTGAAGACGCCTTCCCCGAACCGCGGCGCCAGCTTCCTGTTCATCAGAGACTTGATGTCCTCGGCTAGCGGCATGATCGTCTCTTCCCAGAAAAAGCGCCGCTGCTCGCTGGAATTGGCGCGATTGGCGTTCTCGACGCCGCCTAACATGAGCGGCGGGACACCGAATACCGCTAAAATCTCATCTTTATTCGCTTTTTGTAGCTCTCCGAAGTGCATGTCCTTGATCTGCGAGAGCGCCTCGGCGTGTTCATGCGGACCCAAGACCATCGCCCCGAACGAGTTCTTTATCCCCGCAAAACGCTCAATTTCAGTCCGGAAACGGTCACGCTGCTCCTCGGATATCTTGTCGAAAGGAGCATCCTTATCGAATGACAGGACTAAAGAAGGTACGGCGCCGCGCTCGAAGAATCCGGCGTTAAAAACCTGCGCCGCATAATATGTATCGGCCGCCTGGTACGCGGCCTTCATCGGCGACATCCCACGCCACGGATCACGCGGGTTCAAGTACTTGAAAAATAGCGCGCTCTCTCCGGGAACGACGAAAAGTTCTCCGCTGGTCGGTACGCGCATACGGAATCGGGCGTACTTGTCGTTCTCGACGTCTACTTTCCAGATCCAGTGTGGCGGGCGGGCGTAAATACTGGCCGGGCGAGGCATGCCGTTCGCGCCAGGCAACGCGCCATCCAGTTCCCAGAACGCCTCTCCGCGCAACGAAAGGTGCATTCCGGCGGCTTCAAGTATTCCACTGAAATCTTCCTCTTCGTTCGGGTGATTCAGAAGTTGCGAGTACGGATGCGTATCGGGAAGTCGCGTTGGCTCCCCGTTCCGGCCGCGAACGGCAGCGTAAGCCGGAACTTGTTGAACGTTCCTGGCTATGGCGCGCGCGCAACCGTAAACCCAGCCCACTTTTTCGAACGCGTCTTCCGCCAGGATCAGAGAATCGGTTCGGTAGCCGGTATTACGCCAAGCGGAACTCGGAATGATCGAGCGCTTTTTGTGCCAGTCTCCGGCCACGCCCGAATAATCGAGACCGTAGTTCTCTTTCTTTGTCGAGATGAATTTTTTGACGGCGCTTTTCAGTTCCATGAGTACTTATCGTCCTTGTTGCGGATAGGCCGCGACAGTCCAGGCGTCACTCGATTCCTCCAAAGGTTATCCTTGAACTCGCCACGGAACCTCGCGTGCGTCCGCACCAGGAAAGCGTCCGCCAAAAACTCCTGCGCCACTCTAGTTATATGCGTAAAGAAAGCATCCATAGAAAAGCCGCTGCTTTGCGCCTTCTTCATTACAGCATCGGCCAGGAACGAATCCCCAAGAGACTTTTTAAGAACGGCGTCGGCTATAAACTGACCGACGCGTACAGACTTCAGGTAAGCGTTAACATTAAATGATCCCGTGAATATGGCGCGAAGTGCGGCGTCGGCCCGAACGGACCCGATTTCTCCAACCTTCTTCAGAATTGAATCTGTCGCGAAGCTTCCGGATTGCAGCTTCTGAAGTATCGCGTCCCCGTGAAACGAACCAAATGCAGTTTTCACGATAGAGGCGTCGGCGGCCAAACTTGCAAAAGCCGCCTTTTTCAATATAGCGTCGACCGGAAGCGAGTGAACGATCAGGGCCTTCAGTATCGCGTCTACCGAGAAGTTTCCGCTGATATGCTTCTCGAGAATAGCGTCGGCCGTGAACGAAGCCAACTCTCCGCGTGCCAAAACTGAATTCGCCACGAAGGTCTTCGATACCAAAATAGAGATAACCGCATCCGCCGTAAACGCTGCGTCGATATGCTTCTTGAGGATCGCGTCAGACTCGAACGTTGAACTGACCACCTTCTTCAAGATCGAATCTACCGAGAACGATCCGACCGTTCCCAGCGCCACGATGAAAGCGTTAGCAGAAAACGATCCAGTAATCCCTAGCTTCTTCAATATGGCATCAGCCAGGAACGAGTGAGTTATCCCAACGGCCTTCAGTATCGCGTTAGCCGTTACCGAACCGAGGACCTGCTTCTGGAAAATGGCGTCGGCGGTAAAGGAATTCGTCAACGCCTTTTTCAGAACAGCGTCCGCTAGAAAAGTTCCAGATTCAAGTTTCTTCAGGATCGCGTCAGCCGTATAAGACTTCGCAATGCCGGTCTGCTTCAATACGGCATCGACGATAAACGAAGAAGCGATCTGCTTCTTTAGGACGGCGTCCGCCAGGAAACTCCCCGACCGGAGTATTTTTAGAATGGCGTCAGCGGTGAAACTCGCCGCCTCCGCCTTCTTCAACGCCGCATCGGCGGTAAACGAACCTAGTATCTGCTTCCGGAAAACGGCGTCGCCGGTAAACGCCGCGGCGATCGCCTTCTTAAGAACTGCGTCCGCCAGGAACGTTCCCGTTTCCAGTTTCTTCAATATGGAGTTCGCCGTATACGAACCGGCCGTGCCGACGTGCTTCAAAATTGCGTCAGCCACGAAAGAACCACTGATATTCTTTTTCAAAACCGCGTCGGCGACGAAACTTGCCAGCTGATGAATGGAAAGCGTAGCGTTCGCAGTAAAACTACTCGTCTCAGCTTTCTTAAGAACGGAATCTAGCTGCATCGCCGCCGAAAGCGTCTTCTTCAGTATCGCGTCGGCGAGAATCTGCCCAAGAATCTGCTTCTTAAGAATTGCGTCGGCGGTAAACGTTCCCGAGAACTGCTTCTTCAGTATCGCGTCAGCCGTCAACGAACCGGAAAGATTCTTCTTCAGTATCGCGTCAGCCAGGTAACTCGACAGTTGGTGCTTCAGGAAAATCGCATCTGCGGTAAAGGAACCTGGTTGCGTCGTAGCTCCGGTTCCTATTGTCCACGTCGGCGTATGCGTATAAGTGTCTACCGTTACGCCAAGAGCCGTAATACGAAAGTCATATAGGGCGGCGTTTACCGCATCGCCCGTAGCCTGTAAACACCACTCCAGTTCCGCGTAAAGATCTGCACCGATATCAACGCCGGCTAATATAGAATTGATATCGCTGTAATCACCAGCTTGAAACGATCCGGTAGTTTTACCACTCGGCGCCGTTAACTGAACCGTGGTTTTAACGCCACCGCCGATTCCCAATCTTCCATATTCATTCTCTTGAATAACGTAACTGCCATCTTCTTTTAGAATGAATCCGGTATAACTTGAGACATTAGGAGACTGCGCCATCACGAAGACGGGAAGATTATTAAGAATATCTCCCGAAGCATCTTCAAGAATTACCTTGTCGCCAGTCTCCTGAAGTAGATATTGGGACACAAAGCTATGCCGTCACTCTCTGCGCACATCGCATCATCGCATCGCGTTCAGCAAACCACAGATCGGCGTGGTCACAATTCTTGTATTCGTCGAACCATGGGCCGCCGTTGGTGTAGTGGAGAATTTTTGCATTAGGATTCGGTTCATACTCTCCTACCAGCCAGTTCCATTCAAGTGGAATACTTTTAACTTTCGCATCCGAAATCCATACAAACCTATGAAGATCCAATCCACTGGCTCTGTTCACGTAGTCAACGGTGAGCGTCTTACAAAATTTATTATCAAATACCATGAACGAAGACCAATTCTTACGAGGATATGCGACCTGTTTTGCTCCAAGAAATTTTGTGGACTCGCGAGGCACGTATTCATGCTTACAACAAGCTACTCCGGAATTCACGAAAGCTATCTCGTAAATATCTCCTAGGCATAACATATCGCAATCCATAAATATTGAAATTCCTTCGTACTCGTTAGATAGATACGGTACTAGGAATCTGGAAAACGAAAACTCCGTACTCTCTAAATAATTTCGCT